TGCCCGCCGGCCGGAGGTTTACCGGGCGATCTGCCGCATGAGCGCCGAGGGGCTGAGTATGTCGGCAATGGCTCGAGCCCTGGGAGTCAGCCGCAATACGGTGGCGGCTGTCCAAGAGCGGGAAGGAATTTCTATAGAGCAGCATAAAAAGGAGTTGCTGCGGAATGTGCGGACTGCGGCGCGGCTTTCGGTGGAGCGGGTCGTTGAGTTGGTGCCGACTATCAACAACGCCAAGGATGCGGCCATTGTGGCCGCTGTGATGGTGGACAAGCTGCAGTTGTTATCGGGTGAGGCGACAAGCCGGGTGGAGAAGGTCGAGGTTTCCCAGGACAAACTAAGCGAGATGCTGGCCAGCCTGCCGCTCCTCGAGGCCGAAGTTGTCCCTGTAACCGGTCCAAGCGGGAGCGGGTCCACACAAAAGGGGCTCCTTGGCGTGGGTGCCGGGAGCGTGTCGGGATGCCTGGCCGGGCTGGTCTCTGATACCGAATCAGAAGGTTTATACTACGCAGACGGCAGGCGGGACACCACTTTAGACACCACTTGCGCCGCCGAGCCGGTCGAGGTCGAGGCCGTGGCGGTCGATCAAGAGGGGGGGGAGGGGGTCGGATTTTCGGACACCCCCCCATTACATAGCACTGATTTGGGTGAGCAGAAAATTTTATGCAAAGGGGCCTCTGTATCGCAGGAGGCCGCTGAGGAGCTTTCCACTAACTAACCTATGTCTGACTCAAAAAATAAAAAAAACGCGGCGGTGGCCGCTGCTGTGACACCGGAGGCGGTGCCTGATCAACCGATGAAGGTGAAGGTGTATCGCCCGACTCCTAACCGCTACCTGATGCAGGTGCAAATTCCTACGGGCGAGGCGGGCACGATGCGTGTGGCGCTGATGCGGGTGAAGGACAGCCGGTTCTACCGCCCTGGCGAGATGGTTCCGGCGATGCCTGGGGAGCAGGACATCTGGATGCCTCTCAAACAACGCTTTGCCCCTGCTATTGGATCTTTATGAAAAAAACAAAAACCCTGTATCAAGATGCGGTCGTGAGCGTTGCGCTCTATCGCCGTTTTCTTGAGCAAAAAAAAACAGCCCCGAAAAAATGAAAACGCGATTGATTGTCATCGACACAGAGACGGGGGGCTTTGATCCCTCGACAAACGCGCTATTGAGCGTGGCGGCAGTGGATTCCATGGATGGAGAGGCGTTTACTGCAATCATCAAGCCGAATCCTGAGTGGATTTGCGAGCCCGAGGCGCTGGCGAAGAATGGCTTTACGCTGGATTTTCTGGAAAAAAACGGGCGGTCGGAGCGCGATGTGATGCAGGATTTGGCTCTCTGGCTGGGCACGCGCCGGTTCTCGGTGCTGGCTGGCTGCAATGTGGCTTTCGACCGTGACTTCCTTCGCACGGCGTTTGCGCGGAATGAGCTGACATGGCCTATGGGCAAGATGGTGGACCTGCAAGCGGCTGCGTGGCTGGCCTACGAGGCGGACGCGCTTCCCCTGCCGGTGGGCAAGGATGGGCAGCCTCGGTTGAACCTGGACCATATCGCGGCATCGCTGGGCTTCTCCCGCTCGGGGAAGACTCACAATGCGCTGGAGGATGCGCTGATGACGCTGGCGTGCTTCCACCGCCTGCATCGGCTGGTCGAGATGGCCCCTAAAAATGTGACTGCATGAGAGAGGTCCCTTACTCCGAGTTTCGAGCACTGGTCAGTTGCAATGGCTCCATGAAGGCGTTGCATGGCTGCGATGCCCGAGTGGGCGGTATTTCCATGCGACATGCGCTGGAGATGTCGGCGGCCTGCGACCGGTGGCTGGCCTCCAGGGGGCTTCGCACTCGGAGCGTTTGGTGGGATTCGCAGCTTCAAAAAAGAAAGAAAAAATAAGTATGTCAAACTGGATAAAAATGCGCAGTAACCTTTGGGACGATCCTCGGATCGCCAAGATTTGCGACATCACAAACAAGCCCGAGCGCGAGGTCATCGGCGGGCTGTATTGGATATGGTCCATGGCCGACGAGCAGAGCACGGATGGACGGCTGGAAGGGCTCTCCCTCGGAGCTATCGACCGCAAGACAGGCTTGAAAGGACTTGGAGCCGCCTTGGTAAAAGTCGGTTGGATTTTGGAAGATGAAGATGGCGTGGAGATTGCACGCTTCGATGAGCATAATGGAGCGTCTGCAAAAAGACGCGCAGTGATGGCTAAAGCGTCATCAAAATATAGAGGCTCGTCATCAGACCGTCATACAACCGATATGACGGCCATATCACGGGGTGATGACCTAAATAAGAATAGAATAGATAATACCCCTATAAGTCCCCAAGGGGACATCGAGTTGGTCATGGAATGCGAACCGACACCGGCACCACCGCATCCTGTCCTCACCCGCTTCCGAAACCTCTTCCACATTCGAGCCGAGACACCTCTCGACTCATCCGCCACCCGTGCTTGGGAGAAAAATAAAAAGGCGGCGGCGGACGTGAGCGAAGAGGATTGGCGCTTCCTGGAGTGGGCCTACCGGCAAAAAGAAGGCGCGGCCGCGCAGTTCCGCCGCAAGGATTTATCCACGCTTCTCAACAACATCCTCGCCGAGGTGACCCGTGCCCGCGATTGGGCAGGCCGCTCAGGCATGAGCCTCTCGGCAGCGCCCGCAGTATCCGCTGAACCGGAAGGCTGGCAAGACCTTGTGACCTCTGAATTTCCCGAATGCAACCTCTCCACCTGGTCGCTTCTCCCCGATTCCATGAAAGCCTGGGTGCGTGAAAAACATCGCGCCCAAGCCGCAGCATAAAAACAAAAAAACCAACATGATAAACGTAATCGAAACGATTGAACTTAAATCCACCGACACGGAGGCATTCTGTGTCGTGACGCGACACAATGCGGAGTGTGTCAATGACTTCCTTTGCTGGCAGGTCGGCACCTATGAGAGCCGCCCCATGGATGACCCCATCTACGCCCCCATGACGCACCCCGATGGCTCGCCCATGGTGAACGCCGACGGCACGGAGATGTTTCGCCTCCTCGGGCATGAGGTGAACCCGACCGTGTGCTGCAAGGTTTTCCACCTTCTCGGCTTTGGATCGAACCTCCGGAAGGCCACCGCCATGGCCGCAGCCCGTCTCAAAAAATGAGAAACCCCCTTCCCGAAAATCAAATCGCCGAAAAAGCCGTGGTCGGCGCGGCGGTAAGCGATGGCCGCACGGCCGATAGCGTGCTCGAAGCGCTCACGCCTGAGCAATTTGTCTTGCCCGCGCACCAGTGCATCATGGGCATCGTCGCCGCCATGCGGCAGGCCGCCCGGCCGGTGGATGTCATCCTGGTCACGACCGAGTTGGAGAAGGCGGGCCAGCTTGAGGAGTGCGGCGGCTACGCCTATCTCACTGAGCTTGTGCAGGAACTCGCCATCACGATGAACTGGCGGCACTACGCTGCCGAGGTGCTCGATGTGTGGAAACGCCGGGCCATGCGCCAAGCGGCCCTCGCCATGGCCGAGGCGGCAAACGACTTTGCACTCACCACAGAGGATGCCCAAGAACGCTGCGAGCAGGCCCTCTACGCCCTCCGAGACACCTCGACAAGGGAAAACCCCGTCTCGCACTGCCGAAACGCCGTGCTGGCCGCTGTGGAGCATATCGAGAAAGTCTATCACAGCCGGGGCGAGACCGTGGGGCTCGAGACCGGCATCCACGATCTGGACCGCTCGACCGGCGGATTCCTCGGCGGGCAACTCATCATCATCGCCGCTCGCCCTGCATGCGGTAAATCCGCGCTCGGCATGCAGATAGCCTTGCACGCCTCCATGCAAAACGCCGTGCCGACGCTCGTCTTCTCAGTCGAAATGCCCAGCATCGAGCTCATGACGCGAGCCATTTGCTCCGAGGCGGGGTTGGACCTCCAGCGCACACGCGACGGTTTTTTTGACGGCCGCGCCATGGGCAATGTCTCCGGCGCAGCCACCCGGCTGGTGCAGAGCAAGCTCTACCTCGACGACACGCCCGGCCTCACCGTGGCGCAATTCCGCAGCCGGGCACGGCGGGAAAAATCAAAACACGGCCTCGGCCTCATCGTGGTCGATTACCTGCAATTCATGCACGGATCCTCCAAGCGGGCAGGCGAGAGCCGGGCGCTGGAAGTCAGCGAAATTTCCAAGGCGCTCAAGACCACAGCCAAGGAACTCAACGTCCCGATCATCGCCCTGGCGCAGCTGAACCGCGACGCCGACGAAGGCTCCAAGCCCAAGCTCTCCAACCTCCGCGAGTCCGGCAGCATCGAGCAAGACGCCGATACCGTTCTGTTGATTCATCGCCTGGATAAAAACAAGAAAAAATCCGACGCCGACGAAGAGCCCATGGATCACAACACCTTGCTCATCCTTGCTAAACAAAGAAACGGCCCCACGCCGGAGATTAAAATGAACTTCATCGGCCAGCACACCCTTTTCAAAAATGTGACCGAGAAGGCTTATAGCAACAACCAGAACGAAAGGCAGAAATAACACCATGACCATCAGTCACACATCCACCCGCAATATCACCGAATATCACTTCGATCTTGCCGTAAACACGCCCGCCCCAAAGTGTCCGGACACTTTGGGTAAAGTGGTGATTACCTTTGAGAACGGCAAATTTTCTCGGTGC